TTAGCCTTAATGGACACCATGAAGCAGATTCCCCCTGAGAAGCAGCAGCAATTTATGCAGGTGGTACAGGGTATAGCGCAGCAGCTGCAGTTGTCACAGCAGATACAGGGGGCGGGGCAGCAGCCGGGAGGTGGTCAGGGTGGCCAAATGCAAGGGTAAGAGAGGCGGGGAAAAATAGGAAACTTTGACGAGCCGTAAGGCTCTTTTCTTTTGCCCAATCGGGGCAGGTTCGCCACCTTAACGGCGCAAATCGTGGGCGCACGCAAACGCGGGAGGTATTCAAATGTTTGGACACACAGCATGGATGCAGAGAATGACAAAAGGCTGTTATATCGACGGAGATCCGGTAAATGGCGCAGGAGGGGATGTCGCCGACCCCAGCGGGGACACGGAAGACAGCGACAGCAAGCAGGACGACCAGAAAGACGACGAACCGGAGGGGGAACCGGACCCGGACGACAAAGACCCGGGTGATTCTGATGACCCCGATCAGAAAAAGAGGACTAGCAAGCAGACGCCGGAGCAGGACGCCGCTTTTGCCAAGATAAGGCGGGAAGCGGAGGAAGCCAGGCAGGAGCTGACCAGGCGCGACAAGTGGGTATCTGACAATTACGGGAAGTCCCACGGCATAACGACATGGGCACAATACGAGGCGGCAATAACCCAGAGCCAGCAGCAGGAAACGATTGCGCGAAAGGCTGCCGAAACCGGCAAATCGGAGGAAGAAGTCAGGCGCGAGATGGATAAAGACCGGCGCTTGCAGGAACTTGAGGTCAAAGCAAAGCTGACTGAGCGACTATTAACTCTTGAAAAAGAGAAGCAGCCGCTAAAAGACCTGATCTACTTCAAGGAACTGGAGCCGGAAATTGACCAACTGGTTACTGACAATGCCAAAAAGGGTATTGATGTAACCGTCGAAGCGGCATTTCACTACCTGCGAAGCCAGCGGCTTGACGAACTTGTAAGCAAGGAAAAAGGCAAGACGCGGAAGTCAACCATTGCCGATGTCCACGACAGAATGAACCGGGGACTATCCACAGGCAGCGATAGCTCCACCCGCGAATCAGACATTTCCGTAAACACTGAAATGGCGGCGGCTTTCGGCAACGACCCGAAAGAGATTGCCAAATATGTAAAACAACAAACCAAATCAAGGAGATGATTTTAAATGAAAGGATTTAACTGGGCAGGAGACTTAAACGGGCACAAAAACCCTATTATAAGGAAGTATTACGTCCCCGATGCCACAGCGATTGAAAAAGGTGAGCCTGTACGGTTTACCCAGGGCACCGGGATAGTTGTCTTAAGTGATCCCACTGACTTTCAAGATGCCATTCTTGGCGTTTCGCTAAACGAAAAAGCGGCCAGTGACGGCACTTTGTGGATTGAAGTATCTATTTCCCCTTCTGCCATTTACAAGTACAGGGCGGCAAAAGCCTATACCCTGACTGGTGGCAGCACAACCACAGCGGTTGACGACAGCCTGCTGCCTGATGAAGCGGATACCTTCATCGGCGGCGCTATTCAGATAGTGACCTGCGCGGCAGACTCGTCCCTGATCGGCAGAAGGGTTAGTATAACCGACTACGCCGCGACAGACGGCACGCTGACCCTGGCTGAAACCCTACCGGCGGCATTGGCGGCGGCCGATACAATTTACATCTGCCCCGGCTACATGATGGACGGATTTCTTGGCCGGGACCTGAGCAGCGATTCGATGCACCCGGACTTCGACACCGAGGGCAGCAGCGTCTTAAAGCTCTTGTACTCCAACCCGGACACAATGGAAATGTTTTTCACCTTCCTGCCATATGAGCCAAACACCTAGGATGGTGTTTTTTTATTAACAAACTAAGGAGATGATCTAAATGGCATTAACCGAAGCCCAAATTCTTGAGCTTGAGGGCAACATACGCGAGGTATGGGACGGATTTCACAAGAAAAAAGTAGACCTGATCGTACCTACCCACAATATTATCAAGGACGCAACTGCGCAAATTACTGACATGACCATAGGAGCGCCGGGCCGTATGTCCGATTGGACAGGATCGGTAACATACGATAGTTTTGTTAAGGGCTACACCAAGCAAGTACACCCTGGCAAGAAGTCAACCGGCATCCAGATTGACCGTGACATGTGGGAAGACAAGGAATACCGCAGGATTAAGAAGTATGTCAATAACACTGCCTATGGCGTTGACAAAACCCTGCGCTATGACAGTGCGGTAGTGTTTAACGGGGCGTTCGGCACTACTTTAACCGGCCCGGACTCTGCCGGTCTGTGCAGCGCATCACACTACACCGTTCCTGACGCAGATGCGCAGACCAACACCGGCACCCTCGATCTGACCTATGACAGCATTGAAACTACTCAGCTTGCAATGGAGGCATGGGTAGACGACCGGGGAGACGAAATGCTGGTTGAGGGCGATATGGTAATCGCCGGTCCATATTGGCGCAAGACTTGTGAAAAACTGTTCACCTCGGATAAAGAGGCGTATGTCGGCGACAATACTAAAAACGTATATAAGGGAATGAAGTATTTTATTCATCCTCTTATCAAGGGCAAAAAGTGGTTCCTGGTCAACGAGGATCTAATGAAAGGCGGCGACGGCCTCAACTTCTGGATGAGGCGCGACCCCAGGAAATTAGAGCGTGACTTCAACCTCGACAAGGGCGACTTCAATACCGAAATGTTGTCATGGAAGTCTGTCGGGCGCTGGGCGATCTATTGGGTGAATTTCTTCTGGGTGTATGGGCACAATCCGAGTTAGGGCCATATACCAAAACTTATATTGCAATTAGTGCGGCTAAAAACCACTGGGGAGGCATAGCGCCTCCCCTCTAATTCAAGGAGGTATTAAAATGGGATACACTCACAACAGCGGATATTCAGCTATAGACAGCGGCTTTGCCGTAGGTCCTAAAAACCATGAGGTTCCTGTAATTGACAGATACGGCAACCTTATCAACATTCCAAACAATGACGGCATAGTGTATTATGTCGATGTAAACGCAGGCTCTAACGGCAACAATGGCCTCTCATGGGGCACAGCGTTTAAGACGCTTGCCGCTGCTATAACTGCAAGCAACGCTACTATAGTAGCCAGCCCGAATGGAACCGGCAGAGGGTGGGCGGCAAGGAATACTATCTATTACAAGGGCGACAATAACGAGGATGATGCAGAAACGTTGATCACGCTGCCAAATAAATGTGACGTTATCGGCGTGGGATCTTACGATCACAAGCCATATCCGCAGCTTATCGGTAACCACGTCATCGGGGCTGGCGCTTACATGGGCTGCCGGTTCATCAACATGGGATTCTTATCCCCCGCGGCTGGCGGAGTAATATTCACCGTGCCCACAACGACAAGCGGCCTGTCCTTTATCGGTTGCCACTTCGACGGACGCTCCACTGTCGCCGCGACTAAGGCAATCCTGGCTACAGCAGTTGAGCAGCTTACTATTGAAGGCTGTCGTTTTATCGGCAAATATTCTACCACCACTATTGACATCGGTACAGGATCAAGCCGCGGCCTGCTCATCAGGAAAAACCTGATCGAGTCCGGCGCAATCGGCATTACCACCCATGCAAGCATGACCTGCGCGGATGCCGTAGCCATGATCCTAGACAACGTTTTTAATGTTGTAACATTGGTTATTGATGAAAACTCCGCCAAGGCTGTAGTTGGCGGCAACCGTGGCGTTACTGAGGCAGACGGCACGGTGGTTCTCACAATGGACTACAACGACAATATGGCCTACGATAACATTTTTGCCCATTCTGCCGGGGTTAGTCAGTACCCGGTAATGGTGACGATACCAACATAAAACGGGGGAGGGATTAACCCTCCCTTTATCCACTGGAGGCATTATGTACAAACGCGATTCTCTGATTACCACAGAAGAAAAACTGCTTTTTGATATTCTCCAGGAACTAAGGGAGATAAATCAAAAACCCACTCCAGCGGCAAAGCCCGAACCTGCGCGGCCAATCGCGAAGGCCACAGAGGGGAAGGCTGAGAAGCCGAAGTTTTATCGCAAGTGTAAAAAATGCGAAGAAGAGTTTTTTAACTACGGCCTTTACATGGGGCACATGAAGGCACACAAGAAGGAGGCGGGTTGATTTGTCAATACAGGATTGGTTGGAACCAGTAGATAAAATCTTGCATAACGGGTCAGTGGCTACCGGAAATGGACAAATATTTGATTTGAGGGGAAGACACGGCGCTCTGCGTGTGCAGATAACCGGCATTACCTCTGCTACCGTTGCGTTTGAACAGAGCAACGATGGCGGCGTTACCTACGATGCAATTGCCGGAACCAATACCGAAACTGGCGCAAAGGTTACTTCGGCAACAGCAGACGGAACGTTTGTATTCCCCGTTGTTGGCGTGAAGAAGTTCCGGGCGCGGATTTCGGTATATGCCACAGGGACTATTTACGTTTACGCCACGGCTGTACCGGAGGCTGTGAGCAATCCGGCTTTTGAACTAACGGGTAGTATTGTAGCAGAATCAAAA